AAAATGGATTCATTACATCAAAAGGCTGACTAAAAGATGTAATAGAACCTGCATCAATTCCTCCGGTTTTCTTTAGTCCATAACCCGTTTGCTCCCCAAATTGTTCATAATGCGGAAATTCATCTACGGCGTTATCCTGCAAAGAAAATTGTTGCTCATTTGTAGCATAAAATTGATGATCTTGATACTTTAAAGTATGGCTATGATCTGGCAAATTGTCAACGTCTAATGTTTTGGTTTCTGTTCCGCTATTCTTACCTAATTCATTTGCAATAGGATCCGAAACCCTGATATCGGCAGGAATTTCACCTCCCATGTTGTGCATACCTAAAGGAAATCTGCCTCGCATATCAGGAAGTGCAAATCTACCTTGTTGCACAAAATCTTTTGCCAAATACAAATAACCTATCACATTATACAAATTTAAATAATCTGCAATTAAAATTTGCCTTCCGTTACATAATAACCATCCAGAAGGTGCCTGGTCTCCTGCAAAAGGAACAATTGTTCCAATTGGCATTTTTGGAACTTTATCAATTATACTTTCAATTGAAACTCTATGCAATCCTATATCTTCACGATTTCTACTTAACAAAAGATCATCATCGTCAAATACCTCTACAAGTCCAGATCCTGGAGATAATAAATCATGATTATGATCTGCACAAGAATTAGAAATAAAACTTTGAGCTATTTTAACAGGAAAAATTATAGCCTCTCCTGTTCCTGTAAAAGGAATTGTTATTTCATTATTATTATTTTCTGCATCAATTGTAATATCCCCGATAAAAGAGAAAGCAGATGATTTTGCTAACTTACTTGCCGAACCTGCCCTTCCGCTAATTGATCCTGTAACATTACCTTCTAAATCACCATAAAATCTTTTTGCATATATTCCATTATATCTTAGAGAATTACTTCCAATAAAAGATTCTTGAGTTCCTATTAGCTCATCAGCATCTTTAGTTGGTATAAGTTTATTTGCTTCAATATAACTTGTTTCAGTGTTAGGTAGATATAAATTTGATCCAATTGTTATGCTTTTTGCAACACCTATACCTCCTAAAGTTGTAATAGAACCATGATTAGTAAATTTATCAGACTCTTTTGTACTATCTACTAATATACCGCCTTTGTTAGCATCTGATAAAGGAACAGAAACTTTAATATCTCCTACAACTTCTAATTCATGGTCAGGATTTACTGAATTAATGCCAACTTTTTTTTGTGAATTAACAGTTAATACTGTACTAAATAATCCTCCAAATCGTGTCTGCAACTCTATCTGTGATCCTGAAACATTATTTTTTATCACAGATGATGTACCTTGAATGCCTATCGAAAGCTCATTATTTATTCCATAATTTATACCACTATTAGATAAAACATTTATGGGATAATTTATAGAATTAACTATATCTGTCCTTAAAAGTTTTCCAGCTGGTATAACTTCATTATTAATTATAACGTTTTCTGCTTTTTCTGCTATACCTCTATATTTTACTGTATCTTCTCCAAATAAAGATTTATTTGTTAAGTTAATTCCAGGTCCTAAAGTGGTAAATCCATCTATTTTTGACTTAGGAGTAAAAGATTTATTTGTTACAATAGCAACCGGACTAGAATTAACATCAATTTGTAAAACGTTGTATGAAAGGTTATCTGTACCAAGAACAATTCTTGGAGTTGCTCCTGTAATTAAACCTTCACTAAACTCAGGTCCAATCAACACCCAACCACTAGCATTGGTATACATATACAACTGTAAATTTTCTTTATCAATCCACAAATCACCTTCTTGAGCAAAATCAGGTTTGTTTGTAGATTTATTAACTCCATTTGCAGGAGACCAGTTTACGCCTGTGTATACAAATAATTGTTCTACATCTTCGGTAGAATTATACCATAATTGACCTTCAACAGGTACAGACGGAGGCGTTGTTGAAGCAAAATTTTCTAATAAATGTAAAAAATTTTCAGCAATCAAGGATCCGTATGCAGTTGTATTTTTTCCTGGTAATTTTAAAGACGTTTCGTTATTAATTGTATTATCTTCTACTACAATTTGAAGTTTATTTACATAATCTGTAAATTTTATTTCATATGGCATACTACTCTCCTAACAACCCGGATAAGCTTTGTATTCTAACAGTATAATCAATTTGGATTAACCTATTTAGACTTTTTTGTACAGGATGAAAAATTACATGAGTTATTAACATAGAATTTCCATCAGGATCATAACTTTGTAGTCCTAATTCATCAAATACGTATAAACTATCAATATCAGCAGCAGTATCAAACGCATCTTGTCCTTCAGGCTCTCCATAATCTAATAGACAAGAAACTAATACATCTGTATAATTAGTTCCGCTAACATGTCTTATTTCTGTTTTATTTCTAAAAGGATCTTTATTGTTAACACTGCTTTCATCAACAATTTTGCTATATGTTTGATTATATAGACTTGCATTTACACCTGTGCTATTTGGGCTTAAATATGTAATAATTCCAGTAGGGTCGACACTGGTGCCACCGTTGCCAAACGCCATATTATATATAAATCCTGTTCCAGAATTTGATAAGCTTTGAGCTAATGCAATACTCATATTTTCATAATGTATTGCATTTCTTTTATCTACATAAACTTTTTTACTATCAGGGTCAAAAATTTTAATGTATCCTTCAACTAAAATTCCGTATTTTTCTTTTAACATTTCGTTCATATTAAATCCTATGTATGTATTTATCTAGGCAAATCAGCTTCCACTGATCTAATAATTCTTGACAGAGGAGTATCAGTATCAACTAATCTGTCTCCAGGTTTTGTCCACTCTAACCCTATTTTGCGTATAATCAAAATTTTAACACCTTCTTTTGGTGCTTCATGAAATACCAATGTATTATCAACAACAGTAAATTCGGGAGGTAATGTAATATCTCCTTCAGGCGAATCTTGACTAATATATTCGTTTTCGTTACTATATATTTCTCTGTTAATGGTATCTAATTCATAAGATTGGAGCTTTGTTTTTCTCATCCTTGTACCACCTACAAAGACTTCAAACTCATTTTCGTTTTTAGCTACAAATTCTAATGCAAATTCTTTATTAATTCCATCTCCAACAGTATTTACAACAATAATTTCATCCTTATAGGGCAATATAGTATCTACAGATTGATTATATATTTCTGTTCCGGCTACATAAACCTGTTTAACACCTGTACCTAGCGTACCTCTTCGTATATGCTGTAATACATTACCATATCTTTGTTTATACTCTATCCTTTCCCCTTGTATAAAAATTACACCAGGAAATTTTGAATTATGATCAGGATTTGGCAATTCATCTGAATTTTCAACAACTATTATTTTATCATACCAATTTAAATTTTCTTTTAATGTAATATTTTTTTGCCCATCTAATGTATAATAATGGGTTCGATTAAGGATGTCAGTAAACTGCCTCCAACCAAATTTTTTCTGTTGTATAGAGTTACTAAAATGAATTGTCTGAATAATATCATTCTCAACCAAATAATCTACTAATTTAATATGTTGCATATCTGCAAGTAAATAGTAGTCTACACTTGGGGTAAGTAAAAGACCATTTTTTGCCACCCATACATATTGGTCTCCTATAGCAGGATAATTTAAAGCAATTACACCATTTTTTAATTGTCTAAACTCATTATAATTTTTAGAATCTGAATCTATAGTATATTGAGCATTTAATTCTTCTACTTTTATTACGTCACCGCTTATAACCGACAATCCTATTTCTTGAAAATTTAAAAAATAAGTTCCATTCCCAAATGGTGTTTGGATTTCAGCTGATAAATTTGTTTGAGTATTTGTGCCGTAATATAAATCATCTACTCTAAATCCATTTTTGAAAATTGCATACTGTTTATTACTTTCTAGAACAAAAGGTACATACATTTCACTTAGACTTGTAACAATATTAATGCCGCTACCAATGATTTTTCCTGGGCTTAATAATGTTCTTTGATCAATGTCAAAACTTTGCCAATCTATTCTTTGACTATCATGATTACTAAATTGATAAACTTTTATTACATCTCCAATATTCATTTCTTTATAAATGTGTAAATTTCCTAGTGTTGGAACATATGTTTCATTATCATAATATCCGTATTTGTAATCTCCGCCTGACTCTATTAGCTCTGTATCATTAGCATAAACATATACTTTTAATGTATCACCTACTGTGCCAACACCTTGTCTTAATATTATCAAACTTCCTTCTTGCTTATCTTCAGCTAAACCTGGATTATACTGTCCTGCTGAATTAAATATCCAATGCATATTATATTCTAACTCATTATCATTTAAAAAAACTCTTATTTGTTCAAAATTTAAAGATCTAATAGGAACTTGATACAACCTTAATTCATATTCTCTTACATCACTTACTTCAAAAATTTCAGTATAACCAGGATTTAATAATTTATTATTAACAAATACTAATGTAAACCATTCAGCTGGCTCTTGTTTGTAAGGAGTAATAGACAACGGAAAACTTGTAGTACTTCCGTCAAAAACAAATTCATCTATAGTAATTTCACTAAAATTAGCAATATTTGCCTGTTCTTTATTTGTGTAGATTACATATCTTATGACGTCACCTGGATCTAAGATTCTAGCAAAAGAAATAACCATATTATTTTCGCTATTTTGTTTTAAAACATAATTTTCTTCTTTTGCATTTACTGAGATTTGACTTTGTAAATTTTTCTCATATCTTGCATTTACTACAAAGTCATTTGTATTACCATTTGCTACAATAGTATCTACATCCAAAACGTTATATCCACTATAATCCAAAATTATTATATTAATTCTTGCATTTACTTCTATTGAATTTAAAAATGTTAAGGTTTTATTGCTGTTAACTTCATAATTTGTTACAATATTATTGTTTACTTTTACAATAATATTTTTTTCTTTCAAAGGATAAGTACCTAAGTCATACGTCACAGTACTTCCATCGGATATATAATTTTTACTTATAATATTCGACGAACCTGTAATTGGTCTTTCATATACTGTGATATCAAGCGTATCTTGCACAAGACCTGGAACATTTTCTTCGGTGCTTTTAGATGTAGTAGGAGAAACAAAATTATCTCCATCAATATTAATTTCATCTGCATTGATGCCTATAGCATTCGAATAATTGATGTTTCCTCCATTTATTAATGTATCATAATCTAAATCAGAAGGAATAAAACTGCCATCACTTGTTGGCTTACGTAAAATAATTATATCTCCAGTTTCAAACTCTTTAATATAAGTTTTTATAATTATTTCTGTGGTAATTCCATTTCCTATTATTGTTTGCATCACAGCATTAGGATTACTTACTGCTGTAGAATCATCAGCGTAAATTGGATCATCTAATCTTACATTGTTTAAATAAAAATTATATTGTTGCCCATTTACAAGTGGTTGCTGCATTATTATTTTTACATCATTAATAACTGGATTGGTTTCAGCTAATAATGCTGTTATATTGCTTAAAGACAACTGCTGAAATAATGTAATAATTTGTATATCTATATTATTTGCTGCAATTTCATTTAAATCAACACTATTCATTCCGTATTTTTGCATTTGTTCAACGCTTCTTACAGTAATCTTAGGAATTAATTGATATTGTATGTTGTCCTCTGCATCTAACAGTAAATTACCGTTTTCGTCAACTAATGCTTCGTTAACAAGTTCATCTAATACATTTAAAATAGAATTTCCATTTAAAGGATCAGGATATGAATTTCCTAATTGATCTACGTTAAAAATAGAATAAAACAATGTATGATTATCTATTTCAACACTATTTCCTATTATTAGCGCATTTACAGCTTTGGCAAAATTTAACCAATTTATTTGAATTTTATAGTCTAACTCATCTGGTTGAATTAAGTTCCTTCCAACTGTGCTAATTATATCTTCAAATGATTCATCGTATGTGTCATAATTACTAACAAAATATCCATCATTGTCCCAACCCGACTTTACGTCAAATCCAAAAGATTTTATTTCTACACCACCATAATCAACTCCTTCCATCAATTGAGAAATATCATTTCCAAATTGACCTAAATTGTTTTTATAATAATATTTTATTCTATCAACTGCTGGTAATAAATTTATATCTTTTTTAAATTGAATTTTTACAACAGAATAATTTGCAGGAGGATTAATCAAAATTACCCTACCAAAATATCTATGATAGGTTTTTGTTGTATCTAATACATTTGTAAAAGTATATTCTCCTCGTAGTAATTTTTCATTATCAACAAATACTTGAGTATCTTTTGCTAGTAAAGATATAGGCCAGGGTAAATCAAAAATATATTTTGATCCAGATACAATTTCTTGAAATTCATCATCAATTTTTATATTTCCATTAATATCTTTGAATGTAAGAATAGGTGAAATTCTATCAAATTTAATTTTTGTATAAGTAGATCTTACTAATGGCTGCCCTATAATTACACTACATAACGCCGCCTTATAATCTTCTCTTGTTTCTCCGGTTATAATTAGATTAGGAGCTGATAAATATCCAGATCCATTATCTGTAACTTCAATTGAAACAATTTTTCCATTTTCCCCTAGGTGAGCTATTGCTTTAGCACCTCTTCCTCCTCCACCAACAAATGATAAAGTTGGAGAATTTATATAGCCATAACCATTGTAAGAAATTTTAACTTCTAAAACAGTATATCCTACATTATCTAACCAATTTTTATTTGGATATTGTTCTAATTCATTTGACAATCCATATAATTGCTCATTATATGCTTTTACAGAGTACGGCAAAATTTTATTACTATCAAAATTAAAAGTTGGCGGTAAATCAAAATCAGTAATTAATTGAGGATTGTTATCTAACTTATCATATGCACTTATATACTCACGTATATTAGCTTTATAAGGTTTAACTTCTTTTACATATTCTTCATAACTAGGTAGATTATCATTGTTAAAAGTAACATCTTGTCTTAGTTCGCCTACATTATGTTTTATTCGGATAAAACTTGATTTAAATATCCAATCTACATTTTTTTGTTCTGACAAAATATATCTTATTTGAGCAAAAAATAAATTATTATATTCTATTGCTAAATCGTCTATAAAAATATCATCTTTGATTGCATTTGCTATTACACGAATTTCATCTGTAGGTAAAATATCATAAAAATTTATATCAAAACTTTGTGAATCAAAATTCTTGTTTTCATACAGTAAATTGGAAAAAGAGATTGTTCCATTCTCTCTACCTACAGTTTCATAGTTTATAGAATAATCTACATTTTTTTGGTTATCAACTTTGTATAAAAGTAACCATCCTCCTGCACCTATACTTTTTATTTTGACAATGTCACCTATATTTGCATTTAAACCGGCTAATTGATAAGAGAAATCTATCAAATGCGTAACAGTTGTCCTCGAACTATAACCTTCTGCATACCAATCAATAAAATTCCAATACAACGTTGTGCTAAATCCTTGACTTTTTGTTCTAGTCCAAGAATTTGCTTGGTAATTCCTTTCATACAATGACCATTTATTATTAATGTTTTCATCATATTCAACTAATGCTGTAAATTTACGTATTTCAATTTTTGCAGATTTACTATAATTTTTTCCAGCTTTTATTATATTTGCAGAAATTATTGATCCAATAGAATTTATCTCAAATGTAATTTCTGCATCTACACCTTTATCTAATATGTTATATGTTGGTACTACGTGATAACCTCTACCAGGATTAGTTATAATTATATTAACAATTTCTCCGTCTATTATTTCTAATACAGCCGCTGCCTGTTCAGCTTTTGCTATTCCATAATACTCTAATTCAGCATAGGTTTGTAATTTAATATCGTATTCATTTGTCACCTCTGTTGGATACTCGTCTACTGTATACAAACTTTGTAAATTTTTTGAATCTACAATTAGATTTTTTTCTAATACCCTATTAACTCTTTGAATATATTCTTTCAAGGCTTGTTGCCGATTTACAAACCATCCTTGCCGAGGTTCATTAAGCATGCCATATCTATATTTTTCCGGCAAGGTTATATCAGGCACCGGTCTAGTAGCTAAATCAAACCCAACTAAACTATCAATCCACTTTTGCTCAAGAAAATTAGGAATTTTACTTGTTTCTAACCCAACACTAACTAACTTATATTGACTATGTAAATTAGCTGTGATATTTTTATCATTATAAATTTGAAAGCTAATAGCAACATCGTTATCATTAAGATATTGTAAACAATTGTAAATAGCAAATTGATCTGATCCTATTAAAGCTATAAATTCATATCCTTCTTTTATCGGATCTTTTATTAAATTTTGTAATTTATGAACACTGATTGTCCTACTGTCCTTATTTGGAATTTCTTTTTTATCTTTTACCCAGAAATAATAACGCTTTTCTAATGTATTTGTAATTTTATTTAAAATTATTTCTTCTACATAAGCATTATTTCCGTACTTAGTTTTTCCAGAAATACCTAATGCAAAACCTGCTGCTGTTTCGCTTATTTCGTCCCATTGTTCTGGCAAAATAGAACTTTGCACCCACTCATACAAATCTATGGTATTATCTATAAACACCTTATGCCAACGATTAACCGAAAAAGATATATCATTTAAATGCGGATAGTAAAATTTTGCATTATTTAGATCCCATAAAACCATTCCTACATACTCAGTAGTCCATGGAAGATCTGTGTTACGTATAACATCTAAATCAGTATCATTTACTATATTATAATTTGCAGGATCAAAATATAATTTAAAATCAATATTTTGTTCTGCAGGTCCTGGTATTTTTCCTTGTAAAATATCAATATAATCTAAAGTTTTAATTAAAACATTTGTTTTTCTATTATATAATGTAATTTTTTTAATTTTTGTTATATCAATTGGTAATTTTTTACTGCGTATAACGTTATAAAATTTACCAGTTGTATGATATGTTCGAATATAACCTAAAGAATTATTATCATTCTTATAATTCATATCAGCAACATATAATATCTTATTATTAAATAGAATATTACTGCCATATCTAAAATTGTTAGCATACGGATTGTCATAATTAATAAAATCTGCATAAACAAAAAATCCATTTATTTTTTCAAAAACAAATATTACCCCTTTATCGTCTTTTGAATACTGAAACGTAGTAAGCTTTGAATCAAAAATTGTTGTACCATTATCAAATGTCGTGTCTGCATAAAAATTTGCATTTGCAGAACCTATTACAAGAATTCCATTGTTTTCTTGTATTGATATTCCAAAACTTTCTTCTATTTCGTAATACGGGCTTCCTATTACTTGTTGCAGTACAAACAAATAATCTACTACTTTATAATAATAAACTTTACCTTGATTAACTTTCGCAATTGATGTAAGAGGTGCACCTATGAATAATTCGTCTCCATTTGCAGATAAATCAAAACTAGTCCCAAAATCTGTATTTTCATTTTCTGCTTCAATAGTTTGCATCCATCTGTAATAACCATTATCATTTCTGTAAATTCCTAATTTATTTTTTTCATTTTCGTATTGTAAAAATACAACTAATACATCTCCGTTTGCACTTACATCAAAATTAATTCCAAAATTCGTTAAATTGCTAGTATTTAAAGTGCTTACATCTGCTGAATCTAACTGAATACTTCCTATTGTATTAGGAACAAAACCTACATAATCAATTAAATTATCTGCCAATTTCCAATAGGAAGTGTTTATTCCATTCTGTAGATTAATAACTGAAGATTTTCCGTTTGTAATGGCTTCAAATAAAGTTCCATCAAAAACACCCAAATTTGAATCAAACAAATCTTCAGTTACATTTCTAGGCACAAAAACAATATCACCTGTAAAATAGGTGTAATCGGGATTGAATACTCCTTTAAACTTTTTATTAGCAGCATATTCCCAATTGTAAATTTGATCATTATAAATTCCATTATTTACAAAATAAATCCTTTTAGGGTTTTCTGCTAAAATATAACTTCTCAAAGCATTTTCATTTCCTAGCAATTTAATATTTGCTCCAAATTTATAATTATTTTGCCTATCTGGTCCTAATAATTGTTGAACTAATGCATATCCGTTTCCGACTTTCTCAAATATATAAACTACTCCTTCGTTATCAAAGTCAGATTTTGTTCCGTTAATATCAACTTGTAGATTATAAATTCTTTGCCAATAGATAGATCCGTTTTCTGGAGGTAATGCCGGTGTAGGTAATCCAAGTATATCACTCTGTGTAAATAACCAATACTCTACATTTGTTAAAGTATTAATTTGTGCACCTAAAACAGGATCAATTTGTATAGGAATAGGATATTGATTAAATATCACCCCAAATTTTAAATCTGTGTCAGTATAAAATTTAAAATCGTGTAATACTCCAAATGGTCTATCAAAATTATAGATATTCAATCTACCTAATATATCTACTCCAGTTGGATGAGCATCCATTTGTAATTGTACTGTATCTTGTTCAGCCGATGCAGCAATCCAACTTCCTTGAATATTGTTAAGCCAAATAATTACTCTACTATTAGCTATTCTTTGTATGAACATAACTTCTGCAGTATTATTTGTAGGTAAACCACTTTCATTTAATTCTCTAATAGTTTGTCCAACTCTTTCAGTTCCGTCTAGATCTATCGCTGTTAGTAGACTTCCATTTTCATAAAATTTTGCGTAAGGAACAAAAGGAAGACCATTTGCATCCACTCTATTCTCATCATAAACAATAAATCCATCCCAAACATCAAAAAAGTTAATATTGTTAATTGTATTATTATTTTCGTCATATGAATCGCTTAAACCAATTTCTTCAAGACGAATTAATTCTTCCTTTATTGGCAGACTAATAGGTCTAACAAACAGTTCTCCTGTTATTGAACCTACTAATTCATCTATAAAATTAAACGATAATCCTGTAGGCCCTTCTTTTACAAATTGAATTTCTATCTCATATACAGGATTTGCTGAATTTATTGTTTCTGCACTAATACTTACGTTACTTGAAAATACTATTGCTGTTGCTCCTGTAATCTTTTGTTTTAAAATCTCACCTGCTTGTACAACAGGCAATACATTGACAAATCTTGTACTCCTTACTTTTAAAATTTTAACTGTTTTTTCAAAATCATTGACAAATAAATTAAATGAATTATTTGTATCAATATCTTTAGGAACATTTATTACATAATATTGTAATAATCTGTTTGTAGGAACATAATCTCCATTTGTTTGCAAATTAAAATCAATATAACTTAAACTTTTTACAATAGCTGAATCATATTCTGCCAAATTATAATAAACATTTGCCGGAACAGGATTTTGCAAAGTTAGAACATCCTGTATAATTAACCCACGTCCGCTATCATTTCTTTTAGAAGTTATTGTATAATTAGGTGTAGGTACACTTATAAATCCGCTATACTCAGTTGTTAACTCAGTATAATCATTTTTAGATAATGTTACAATATAATCTCCTATTACCACAATGCCAATTTTTAGAGTTCCAAATTCACCAAAATTTCCTACAGTATCGTTACAATATAATAAAATATCATTTGTACCTTCAATTTGTATAACATTAACTATATTACAAATTGCAAATTCAGAATTTACATCATCTCCAGCAGAAGGAATAACTCTTGCTCCTATAATTTTTAAAATATCTGTAAATTTATATTGAACAATGTGTAAATTGCTTATAAAATTTGCATTAATAAGGTCATATTCTCCATCAAACGGATTTCGCGAAACTAAATTAGGCTGAGTTTGATTTACGTTTGATATATCATTCCATTTAAATTTAATTTGATCATTTATTTGTATTCCAGAAAAGATTTTTTGCGGTAATCTTATAATTAGATGGTCTGTTTGTATCTCTCTTTCATTATAGGATCCAGTAAACAACATTGGATATTCAAATGAATCTTCAGTATCTAATCCATTGTCTTTAATAAATTGTCCATAATTATAAAAACTTTTGAATTCTGTTTCTGCAGAAGAACCTCTAATATCTACATTTGCCTTAAAATACATTTTAAAGTTATTGTCATCTCTATATACAATATCATTTGCAGAATAATTTTCGTTAGAATTCCATAATCCTTTAATTTTTGTAGGCAATCTAGATGCAGACGGAGCACCTACCATTATAAAATTTCCAGAATCGTTTATTGCTACTGATTTTCCAAATTCGTATGGAATTACATGCGTGTTATAATTAACCAAAATAATATCATCTTGTAAAATTTGGAAAGAAAATATTATTTTATTTTCACTTTCATTTTTTGTATATAATGAAGGATCTACAACCGCTCCATTTTTAAAAATTCTACGAATATTGTTTACACTATCCTTTGTCAACAAGTATACAAACCCTTCTTGATTATCACTATTATCATACAATAAATCTTCAGGTTCTGGCTGATCAGGTTCTAATATTTGTAAAAGCTTGTATTCTGTTGAAATTGTCGGTCGTGTATAAACATAAACTTTACCGTCATTATCAAATGGATCGCCAACTATCATTACATTATTTCTGGCATTTGTTTTTACAATATATCCAAATGACATTGATGTATCATTTGGATTATTAATTTGACTATAATAAGTAAAACTATTTTCTAATTGAAAAACTTTCCAAGAATTTGTATTATCGTTGTCTACCCAAACTTTGTTTCCTATCTGTAATGTAGAATTAACTAGATTTGACATATTTTCTAGATCTGGAACACGAACTGAAACAAACCTTGTAATTATTCCGGTTGTATCTCCTTCTAATTCAGTTGAGCTTATTAAATTTATAACAGAAGCATTATCAACGCTTATACCTAAAGATAAAATATCTAATTCTACTTTTACAATTTCAAATATTCCATTTAAGTCACTATCAGTTTCAACAGAGACAACTGTAGAGTCAATTCCTACTGTAGCAAGTTTACCTACATTTTGTATACCAACAATATCACCAACTTTAAAATCTTTTTCAATTGTGACATCAAAGTATAAATCAATTTGTCTATTATCTACCACTGCCAATTGTATAAATTTATAATCATATTTTTTATATGTTAAAACTGTCCAATCTGCATTATAAGTTCCTACCCAAATTAACTCATTTTCTTTAAAATTATCTATAGGAAAATCTAGTAATTGAGAATAGTTTGAAACAATTTTATCTACATCAGTTTCACTTACATATCCAGCGTGCCTCAATTCAAACTTGTCTGTATTAGTAGTTGGAAAAGGTTTATGCTGATATCCATTATCTTTTACTAAAACTTCGTTTTCTTGTATTCTATAAATTAAATCTGTTTCTTTTCCAGTAACATTATTAGTTAGAAGTATAGGCTGTGGTGATAGTTTAAAATTTTCTTCATTAAGTATAAAATCAAATTCATCAAAGTTTTTTACCGCACCATAATTTCCTTGTTTGACTGCGTATTCTTCATAAAATTCTAAACTATCTTTTTCTGCGCTTGCTAGCACATCAAATAATTTTGTAAGAGAATTTTTTGTACCTTTTTCTTGAATATATCCTTGATAAAACTTATATTGACTAACATCATTGTTGACAATATTTTCTAAATACTTTCTTTTTTGATATCCTATTAAATGT